CTTGGTTGGGTTCGACGACTGGTTCACCGCGCCTGATGGCGGTCAGTACCAAGGCGCCTATGGACCGGTGACGATCTTGAGGGCAGAGGACTTGCTCGGCTTTAAGCCGAAGGGGAGCGCTGACTGGTTCGCCCAAGTGGGGTATGGCGACAAGGCCGTGCTGCTCGCAGGCTGCCGCATCCATACTGCCTCGCCCACCCAGACGTTCAAGGGCGCACCGGGCAAGATCTATGACGCGCGCTGACCTCACTGTTGACATGCCCAAGCTGACGCTTCGGCTCCGCATGCCTCGCGGCTATGGGCTGCGCATGCGTGTCGCGGCTTGGATCGTCGGTATTGCCGGGATGATCGGGAATATGGACATGCAGGTCGAGGTGGGACTGTCGGACAGCCTTCACGGTCATTGATGACGACCGACGGGGCCCCTGGGGCGCCTGGGAAATGAGGGTAATTCGGCACCTTGATTGATCTCCCCGGCCAGCCTTCAAAAACCCGGTAACAGGTAACAGGGTAACAGCTGAGCATGTCTGTAGCCGGTTCGCCAAAATTTATGTCGCAAGCGGAGTTTGCGAAACGGCGCGACGTGTCACGCAAAGCGGTAACATCGTGGAAACAGAAAGGCTTGCTGGTACTTTCTGAAGGGGGATTGGTCGACGTTGACGCCTCCGAATGGAAGCTCGACCAGCGGCCATCAGTGTACCGGGGCGGTGTTACCCACCGCCCGATCAGGAAAGTCGAGGGTAACAGTCCCCAGCCGGGTAACAAGCTCCCGCCGCCTGCCGTCGTGACACCTCCACCGCTGGAAGAAAGCGGGGACGACCTTCTGGTGTCCGACTTCGATCTTGATGACCCGAACTTGTCGCACGCTGAAGCCATCCGGCGGAAGGAAAACTACCTTGGGCTGCTGCGCCGTCGGGATCTGGAGATATCCGATCGCGAATGGGTGCGGACCGAGGATGTCGTCAAGCAGGTTGAGCAGGAATACGCCACGGTTCGCGAACGGCTTCTGATCATCCCGGGGAAAATGTCGGCACTTCTTGTCGGCCAGGACCGCGCAGCCATAGAGGCAGCGCTCCGCGGCGAGATCACCGAGGCATTGCATGAACTTCATGATCCAGAGGGCATCGCCGCTGCCGCTGAGCTTCTCGGAGCGGCTGCGGAAGGCGAGGCTGGCGCTTAAACCACCTCCGGTGCTCGATCTGGTTGGATGGGCAGATCACTACCGCGGAGTTGCAAGCAAGACGTCTGCTTCTCCCGGCCAGTGGCGAACCAATGCCCAGCCGGTAGCCTTCGGGCCGATGTCAGCGGTAACCGAGCCGGACACTCACACGGTCACGGTGATGGCCGGCACACAGGTGGTCAAGTCCGAGCTGCTGATCAATGTGGCTGGGTACTTCATTCACCAAGACCCTGGGTCCATCCTTTTCGTGCAGCCCTCACAAGGCGCAGCAGAGGCATTCTCGAAGGAGCGTTTTGAGCCGACCATTCAGGTCACTCCGGTACTGGATGAGCTGGTCGAGAAGCCTCGAGCGCGAGACAGTTCAGCGACGATCACGCACAAGCCTTATCCGGGTGGTTCGCTTGACTTTGTTGGCTCAAATTCGCCCACCGACCTGGCGTCCCGTCCCAAGCGGATCATCCTTTGCGATGAGATCGACAAGTTCCCCCCGAGCGCCGGGGATGAAGGCGATCCTCTAAAGCTGGCCGAAGAACGGGCCTCGACCTATCATGCGCTTGGTCGGGCAAAATTCGTGCGCACCTGCTCCCCGACGGTGAAGGGTGTGTCTCGTATTGGCCGGGAATACGATGCCAGCGATCAACGTCAGTGCTTTGTCGCTTGCCCTCACTGCGGGCATGAGCAGACGCTGACCTGGGCGCGTGTGAAGTGGGGCCAGACCGAAAACGGCGAGCATGATCCGGAGGGCGTCGGAATTGCTTGCGACGGATGTGGGGTCGTCTGGTCCGAAAGGGACCGCGTTACAGCGCTGGACCAGCTTGAGTTCGCATCGGATCACGGTTGGCGCCAGACGCGGCCGTTCAGATGCTGCGGTGAGAAGCAACAGCCCTCAAAATGGGATGCGCGAGGGCGCGGGGTTTGTGGGACTTGCGGCAAGCTTGCGACCTACGGAGGCCATGCAGGGTTTCGCATCTCAAAGCTCTATTCGAAGCGGCATCGGTTGCCGGATGTCGTGCGAGAATTCCTTGAGGCTGTTGGTAATCCGCAGCTGCTCAAGAAATTCACGAATACGGCGCTGGCCGAACTCTGGGAAGAGCAGACCGAAGTCGTTGACCTGCACGCGCTGCAGGAGCGAGCCCAGCAGGAAGACTGGTACAGCGAGGATCAGGAAGGCGAACTTCGGCCTGCGCCGGACGGCGTGCTGATCGTCACCTGTGGGGTGGACGTTCAGGGCGACCGCGTCGAGGTGGAGCGAGTAGGCTGGGGCGTTCAGGAGGAGTCGTGGTCACTCGACCATAAGGTCATCTACGGTGATCCGTCGACGCCCGAGCTCTGGGCGGACTTGGATGAATACCTTCAGGCGCCAACGATCACCCTAGAGGGTCGGAAGGTGGCGGTTTCGGCTGCAGCCGTGGACTCGGGCGGGCACTCGACTGACGCTGTCTACAATTTCGTGCGGGACAAAACGCGCCGCCGCATCTGGGCGATCAAGGGCCAAGCAGGCGAAGGCAAACCTGTCTGGCCCAAGCTTGCGAGCAAGAACAACAAGGGCCGGATCGCCCTGTTCAACATTGGCGTCGATAGTGCCAAGGACATCATTTATGGGCGGCTACGCGTCGTAAAGCCTGGGCCGGGGTTCTGTCACTTCCCTGCCGATCGCGAAGGTGCCTGGTTCGAGCAAATCACGTCCGAGATCGTCATTACGCGGTACGTGAAGGGTTTTCCGGTTCGCTCCTGGGTGCCGAAGCCGAACACGAGGCAAGAGGCGCTCGACTGTCGCGTCTATGCCTTCGCTGCGCTCCGATCGATGTCGATCAGCTGGGGCAAGGTGCAAAAGCTCCGGCAGCAACAAGCTGAAGCAGAGCAGCGGCGACACGCTGATGCGGAAGCGGCGGCGGTTGCTCCTGCCACTGCGCCTGCAGCGCATCAGCAAGCACGACGAAGATCAGTGTCTCGGTCTTCGTTTCTGAGTCGATGAGGTGAAGCCGTGGCCTACACACAAGCCCATCTGGACGCGCTCGACGCTGCAATCGCGCAGGGCGCGACAAGGGTTCGCTTTGCCGATCGGGAAGTCACCTATCGCGACTTGCCCGATATGCAGGCAACTCGCGCCTTGATCGTGTCCGACATCAACAAGGCAGCAGGGGTCATGCCTCGTCGCGCGCGTAGGATCCAGTTCGTCACCGGCAAGGGCCTATAGAATGCGTGACGCCGTCCGGTATCGGATCAAGGGCACGCGGACCTATGTTCAGCCAGTGGCCTCGGTCGGTGGATATGACGCCGCAAGCGTGGCGCCGCGACTGGTTCGCTGGCAGCCACCGGTCTCCGGGCCCAACAACCTGTTGCTTGGCTCGCTCGCCACGCTCCGGGCACGGTCGCGGGACTCGGTTCGGCAGAATGGTTACGCCGAGGCTGGCGTTGAAACGCTGGTGTCAAACATCGTCGGAACCGGCATCAAGCCGCAGTTCGTCACTTCGGATCCGGAGTTCAATCGGCAACTGGCCGACTTGTTCCTCGAGTGGACAGATGAGGCAGACGCTGACGGGCGCTACGACTTCTATGGCCTGCAAGCACTCGCGGCTCGGTCCATGATCGAGGGCGGGGACTGCTTCACCCGGCTACGGGCGCGGCTTCCCCAGGATCGCCTGTCGGTGCCCTTTCAGCTGCAAATTCTCGAAGGGGAATTTTGCCCCGCTTATAAGAACGATGGCGGCATCGGCTCCAACCAAGTCATCGCTGGCGTCGAGTTCGACACGATCGGTCGTCGCTTCGGCTACCACCTTTTCGCGTCCCATCCGAACGACCAGGCTTGGGGCCGTCTGGCGCAGAACGTTGATACAACGCTGGTGCCGGCCTCGGAAGTCACGCACCTCGCACTGACCCGCAGGCCGGGAATGGTGCGAGGCGAACCATGGCTCACGCGTGCCCTGGTCAAAATGCATGATCTCGATCTTTACGACGATGCCCAGCTGACACGCCAGCAGATCGCCGCGTTGTTCAGCGGCTTCGTCACGGAAGCATCGCCTGAGCTTGGGGTTGAGGACGAAGTTTTCGGGGGCGACGTCACTACCGTCCCGGGTGTTGAGCTCGCATCGCTGGAACCGGGTACCATGCAGGAGCTGCCCAGCGGCAAGAAAATCGAGTGGTCCGAGCCGCCGTCGCCCGGAGACAGCTACGAAGCGTTTGTGAAGCAGCAAATGCGTGCCGTCGCGGTGTCGCTCGGCGTCTTATACGAGCAGCTTTCTGGAGATTACGCGGGGCTCTCCGACCGGCAGTTTCGTGTCGCGGCCAACGAGTTCCGGCGTCGCTGTGCGACCTGGCAGCACCACCTGGTTGTGTTCCAGTGGTGTCGTCCGGTTCTTCGGCGGTGGGTCGAGCTGGGCATTTTGTCCGGCGCCATCAAACCGCCTGCCGGCGTAACCCTTCGCATGATTGCTCGGGCCAAGTGGGTGCCGCAGGCGTGGGCCTACATCAACCCGGTGCAGGACGTGCAGGCAAAACAACTCGAGATCCGGGCCGGGCTCGCATCGCGCAGCGGCACAGTGTCGGCCGACGGCGACGACGTCGAGCAGATCGATGCAGAGATGGCAGCGGACAACGCTCGGGCTGACCGGCTCAAGCTGGTCCTGGACACCGACCCACGAAAGACGACCAGCGCCGGTGCGAATGCCGGACAGGGTGACGAGCCGAAACCGGCTTCGAAGAACTGAGGATCAAGACATGGCTGCGATTTTGAACGGCGGAGAGCTCACGCTCTCTGGCGACGTCGGTGACGTTTGGTATGGGGACGGGTTCACCTACGCCGACGTGGTGGTCGCACTTGCTCAGGTGGACACTGCGGCCGAGTTGACGGTCCGCCTGAACTCCGGCGGTGGCCTCGCCTCTGAAGGGGCGGCGATCCATGCCCTGCTCACGGCGCGGGCCGGCACGACCAACGTGACGATCGAGGGGATTGCTGCGTCAGCCGGCTCCCTGATCGCGATGGCGGGCGACACCGTCACCATGGCGGCGGGCGCGATCATGATGATCCATGACCCGGCCAACATGTCCTTCGGCAACTCCGACGATCACGCCAAGAACATCGAATATCTGGAGGCGCTGGCGACCTCCTATGCGCGGGTTTACGCGACCAAGTCCGGCAAGACCGTCGATGAGTGTCGGACGATCATGAAAGCCGAGACGTGGCTCACCGCCGATGAGGCGATTGAGGGGGGCTTTGCCGATGCTCCCGGTGACACCAAAGCCAAAGCCGTCGCTGCCTTCGATTATCGCGCCTATGCGCACGCTCCCAAGCGCCTCACGGCCTTGGCCAGCAAAAAGAATTGGTCTCAGCCCGAGGCCAGCAAGGCGGCACTTGCCGCGCCCAACCGTCCGAACCAGGAGGTTTCCATGCCGGACAACAATGCGGCGGCAACCAGTGCCGCAGAACTCGATAGGGCCAAAGCGGAAGCATCCGCTGGGGCAACGAAAACCACTGGCGAACTTGCTGCCAGCATCGTGGAGGCATGCGCCTCAGCCGGCGTTCCGGCAATGGCCGCAGCGCTGATCCGTGAAGGCGTAACGCTGGACGAGGCCAAGGCCCGCGCCAGCAATGTCAAGGAAATCCGCTCCGCCGTGGCTCTGGCCAACAGCATGCATCCGGCACTGAACGCCAATCCGGAAACCTACATCGCTGCCGGCATGAGCCAGGAAGCGGTGAGCGCTGACCTTTTCCAGAAGATCGCCGCGGCGCAGTCGCCAGAGCTCCTCAACGCCCATCAGCCAGGCGGAACGCAGGGCGGAGCGCCGAAGGTCGATCTTGTCGCCAACATGAAGCAGCGCGTCGGCGCGAAGTAAGGGGCAGCACCAATGGTTATGACCAACCTTTCCTACAAGGTCGACTCCGACGTCGTGAAGACCGAAGGGGCGAACCGTATCTCCCGCGACGAGTGGGTGTTGCCGGCAAACTTCGGGGACCAGCCCGTTGGTACAGTGCTGTCTCGGGTGACCGCGACCGGCGCCACGTCTCTCCTGGCCCCAACAGCATCTGACGGCACGCAGAACGCCGCAGCTGTGCTGCTGGAGCTCGTCAAGAACAACGCCGCTGCTCAGCGCGTCGTGGTTCTTCGCCGGCATGCCGAAGTCGTCCAGCAGGCGCTCGTGTTCCCGGCCGGCATCACGGCCCCACAGATCGCCGCAGCCCTCGCATCCCTCGAACAGCGCGGCATTGTGGCCCGCACGGGAGTCTAACCCATGTCCACCATTCTCGACCTCCTCAGTGCGCCGGAGTTCGCCGATAATCGGCTGACCGAGGCAATCAACGTTCCGCCGTACCA